GCTGGAAGTATGAGTGGACGGGCGACCCCGACATGCTCTCCATCATGAAGGGCACGGCGCTGCCTGCCAATGTCGAGCAAAGCGACATCGTCACCAAGCAGACCATTGAGACCATCACCAACCTGCTGAGGCGTGCACAGGAAATCGAGCAGGCCATGGACGAGTTCAAGAAGGGGCTCAAGGCAAAGATGATCGAGCACGGCATCAAGTCGTTCGAGTGCGACGGCTTCAAGGCCACCATCGGCGCGTCGAGCGTCGTCACGTCGTTTGACAGCAAGAAATTCAAGGTAGACCATCCCGACCTCTACCAAGAGTACAGCAAAGAGAGCCTCAGGTCGGGGAGTTTCACACTTAAACTGAAAGAGAAATGAGCGTTAACAAAGTCATCCTGCTCGGCAATGCCGGCAAGGACCCCGAAATAAGAGACGTGCAGGGCGTCAAGGTCGCCCAGTTCACGCTGGCCACCACCGACCGCGCCTATACCAAGCACGACGGCACACAGGTGCCTGAGCGCACCGAGTGGCACAATGTAGTGGCATGGCGAGGCATCGCAGACGTGTGCGAGCGCTATGTCCACAAAGGTTCCAAAATCTACATCGAGGGCAAGCTGACCACACGATCCTGGGACGGCCGCGACGGCACCAAGCAGTACCGCACCGAGGTGGTCATCGAGAACCTCGAGCTGTGCGACAAGCCGCAGCAGAGCCAACAGGGATACCAGCAAGGCTATCAGCCTCAGCCCGCACCCGCGCAGCCTGCCTATCAGCAGCCGCAATACCAGCAGCCCGCACCCGCGCCGCTACCAGGTGCAGCGGCACCGATGCAGCAGCAACAGCAGTACCAACAGCCGCAGCAGCCTTTCCAAGGCCCTGGGGTGAGCGACCTGCCCTACTGATGGACTACATACTCACCAAACGTGACGGGAAAGTGACCATGGAGAAGTCCTTCGACTTCCTGTGCTCACTTCTCCGTGACGGGGTTTATGTCCTCTCCATCAAACGCAAGACCGAGCCACGGACGGTGAGCCAGAACGCGCTCATGTGGATGTGGTTCAAGTGCATGGAGGACAACACAGGCACCGAGAAACAGGACTGGCACGACTACTACTGCGCCAAGTTCCTGATGCGTGAGGCCAGTTTCGGCCGCAAGCGCTTCTCGGTGGTCGGCGGCACAAGCACACTGAACACCGTCCAGATGACGGACTTCATGAACAAGGTGCAGGCCGATGCCGCGACCGAATGGGGCATCACCCTGCCGCTTCCGGCTGACAGGTACTATCAGGAATTTATACAGCATTATCGTTATAGATAACCTTTAATTACAATCAGACAATGAAGATTACAAAAGCTAAACTGACCAAAGGCGGCACATTGGAGGTCGCCTTTGTTGATGATGACGGCAACGACGTCACCATGAAGGGCAAGAACATCGTGCATGAGGACCTGCGTAACCGCCTTAACGCCCTCATCCCCTACTTTGCCGAGTTGACCGAACAGCGTGAGGCGCCGATGATCGACTGGCGCAATCCTGGAGGCGACGAGACACAGGAACTGCTTCACCGCATCTCGGTGACTGGCGTCTCCATCACCGGAACCGACGACCTCGACCGTCAGTGCGTCCTCATCGGCAAGCGCACCCTGGCCACCAGCAAGGTGCTGAACGTGACCGCACCGCTCACCGGCTTCGACCCCGAGATGGAGTCCTACGAGCGCTGCGAGGACTTGAGAGACACCGTTGACGCCTTCATCTACGAGTGCCAGCTCTACCTCACCGAGAAGAAGTGGGGTATGGTAGTGGCCGACATCCCCTTCGATAATGACAACGAGGGTGACCCGTTCGAGAAGGTGGAGGCGCCTGAAGCCGTTACCGCATGAGACCGTTCTTCCTGACGGAGACTCCCAACACCTTCAAGCTGCAGTTCGACTACAACCCGCGCATGATTGATGTCGTCAAGCGCATCCCATCGCATCCGAAGTGGGACGGCACCGACAGGGCATGGATCTTGCAGAAGGACGACCCGTTCTACCCTCCCAACCGCGACGCACGCTGGTATGTCGAGGCGCTTGCCCAATGGGCGGTGAACAACCGCTATTGCAGCGAGGTCAAGCGGCGGGAGGATGCCAAGGACATCACCTACGAGCTGCCCACGCTGTCGGGCATTGATGGCGACCACTACATGCTGCTCGACCCTTACCAGTACCAGCTGGAGGGCGTGCAGTACGCCCTGCAACACAAGCGCTGCATCTTCGGCGACCAGCCGGGACTCGGCAAGACGTTGCAGGCGATATGTGCAATCATCAAGGCCCACCGTGAGGCGGCGAAATACGGTGAGACGTTACCGACACTCATCATCTGCCCGGCATCGTTGAAAATCAACTGGCAGCGAGAGTTCAAAAAATTCGCCGGGCGCAACGCCGTCATCCTCGATGACAACAACCGCTACAACTGGCACCGCTTCATAGAAATGAAGAGGCCAGACGGCCAGTCGTTGTGTGACGTGTTCATCACCAACTACGAGAGCCTGAAAAAGTTCTTTGTCACCGAGATCAAGGAACATGCCAAACTGACCTTGCGGCACATCGTGTTTGATGAGCGCATCAAGCTCTTCAAGTCCATCATCATCGACGAGAGCCACAAGTGCAAGTCGCCGAAGACGCAGCAGAGCAAGTTCGTCGAGGGTATCTGCAAGGGCAAGCAGTGGGTGTTCGAGCTGACGGGTACGCCGGTGGTGAACAACAACACCGACCTCATCCAGCAGCTCAGGATACTCAACCGCCTTGATGAGTTCGGGGGCTACCGTAAATTCGTCTCACGCTACTGCGACGGCCCTAAGATGTCCAGCAACATGAAGGAGCTGAACTGGCGGCTGTGGAACTGCTGCTTCTTCCGCAGGGAGAAGAAAGCGGTGCTCACCCAGCTGCCCGACAAGTCCAGACAGTACATCGAGTGCGACATCACCAACCGCAAGGAGTACCAGGATGCCGAGAACGATGTCATCAAGTACCTGCGGACGTACAAGAACGCTGACGATGACAAGGTGCAGCGTGCCATGCGCGGGCAGATCATGGTGCAGATGGGCATCCTCAAGCAGATAGCGGCCAGGGGCAAGATACATGCCGTCGCCGACTTCGTCCACGATGTCATAGACGGTGGCGAGAAGCTGATACTGTTCGCCTACCTGAAGGAGGTTGTCGATACGTTGAAGCAGGAGTTCCCCGATGCCGTTACCGTCACCGGCAGCGACAACGTGCGTGAGAAGCAGCGTGCCGTGGACAAGTTCCAGAACGACCCCGAGTGCAAGCTGATCATCCTCAACTACAAGAGCGGCGGCACAGGCTTGACGCTGACCGCTGCCAGCCGTGTGGCGTTCATCGAATTTCCCTGGACGTACAGCGACTGCGAGCAGGCCGAGGACCGAGCCCACCGCAACGGGCAGAAGAACAACGTCAACTGTTACTACTTCCTCGGCTCCAAGACCATCGACCGCTACATGTATAAGGTCATACAGACCAAGAAGGACATCGCCAACGAGGTCACGGGAACGACCACGCAGATTGACGAGGACATTGTTAACATCACCATGAACCTGTTCCAGGACAGGCTCTGATAACATCACAGGACAATGACACAAGAAGAGATTCTGAAGATAGAGCGCACCTACAGCGAGAGCAAGATACAGCACACCTGTGTCTGCTGGTTCCGCCAGACGTTCCCCCATGTCGGCGACCTGCTCTTTGCCGTCCCCAACGGCGGGCGGCGTGACAGCAGGACCGGTGCGATGATGAAGTATGAGGGAGCCGTGAGCGGCGTTGCTGACCTGATACTGCTTTTCCCCTGCGGCGGCAAGGCCACGTTGTGCATCGAGATGAAGACCCCGAAGCGCAAGGGTGCGTCTGCTGGTTCGCAGAGTGACAAGCAGAAGGCATGGCAGCAGCTTGTCGAGAGTCACGGCAGCGTGTATAAGGTATGCCACGGCATCTTTGAGTTCGTGACCGCCGTGTGTATGTACCTCGGGCTTGCCCCTGAGCCGTACATCGCCAAGGTCATGGACCAATACCCGATGTACAGATGAAAGAGCGATGGATCAAGGCCTACACATCCCTGCTCGACTGGGAGTTCTTCTTTGACCCGCTGATCCTCAGGACTTGGATTTATCTTCTTTTGAAAGCCAATCACAAAGATGTGGTATGGCATGGTGTTGTTGTCAAGCGTGGTGAACTGGTTACGTCATTGTCCACGTTGTCGAGAGAATTGAGGATGTCCGTTAAGCAAATGCGCCGGGTTTTGGGGGCACTCAAAACGGCAGGCCATATAACAAGCAAATGGGCAAGCAAATATAGTATCATAACAATTTGTGAATATGATATTTACCAATCGGAAAACGGACCAAAAGGGCAAGCAGACGGGCAAGCAAAAGGGCAGGCAAATGGGCAACATAACAAGAATATAATAGAAGATAAAGAAATATCTACTAACGTAGATATACCCCCTATAGTCCCCCCAGGGCTTGAGCCACCGGGGTTGAAAAAGAAGAAAAAAGAGACCAAAAAATATTCCTTCGTCGTCGCGCCTGAGTATGAGGCCGCCTTCACGGCATGGCTGGAATACAAGCACCAGCGCAAGCAGACCTACAAGAGCGATGCGTCGCTCAAGGTGTGCTACAACAAACTCGTGAAGCTGTCAGGCAACAACCCCGACATTGCGATGGCGATAGTCGAGCAGTCCATGGCCAACAACTGGGCCGGGCTGTTCCCGCTAAAACCCGACTACAATGCAACCGCAACAAATCACAACGGCGGTGACCCGCGCCGCCAGGAACGAGCCAACCTCGTCGCCGGATATGCAGCAGCTATCTCCCGCCTTACGGCAGAAGACGATGCTCGTGCTTCGGGCGTTCGGAAGCCGTGAGAACTTCACCAAGGTGTGCGGCCCGATGGCTCAGCTTGTCGTCGGCCGCAACCCGAAACTGGCAATCTTGAGCGAGAAGTCCCCGTCGCTTCTTGTAATGAAGAAGGCCTACGGCGACAACTTCCCCGTGGCGTGGCTCATGGAGCAGATCCTCGAGTTGGTTGTCTATTCCAACTCCAAGGGAACGCTGAACGACTACCAAGCTGAGTTCCTCGCTAACACGATAGTCAACGAGCACTACGACCTCAAGGCATCCGAGCTGCTGTTGTTCTTCTACCAGTTCAAGGTTGGAAAGTACGGCCACTTCTACGGTGTGATAGACCCGATGCGCATCACCATCGCACTGGATGAGTTCTGCGACGAGCGTGAGCGCGTCATCGAGCAGCACAGGAAAGAGGTTGAGAAGGCGCAAGCCGCTATGGAAACCAAGCTGCCGTCTGTCAAGCCTGAGGAGTGGTGCCGACAGTGCGGCCTCCCCGAGATGCACTCCGTCATCGAGGTGTATGCGTTCGTCGGCCGTATCAACAACACGATAGACGCTGTGATATATTTCATCAACATCTTATGGAGGTCGTTGCCATGAAGTGCGTAGTCTATTGGAAAAAGTGCGACCCGTCTGCCATCCGGTCCATCCGTGCGAAGTTCGGCATCCCGAACTACACCACGATCAACGGGGAGAGCCCCTGCGAGGTGGACGAGGAGCAGATGAAGCTGCTGCGGCAATGCGAGGAGCGAGGGTTCCTCTCCATCCGCATGAAAAAATGGTGTAAAAATGGTGGCCATTTTGTTTGGTAATCTTGTCAAAACTGACTAACTTTACTGATGTAAATGAGACACATTTACACTACAAGTCAAACTAATTAAAAACCAAGAAGTATGGAGAAAATCCAAGAAATCAACCTGTATGAAATCAGGCCGTCGGCGATGAACCCCCGCAAGACCTTCGACGAGGAGGCCTTACATGAACTCGCCGACAACATCAGGCGCCAGGGGCTGCTCCAGCCCATCACTGTGCGACCTGTCGATGATCAGCTCAACGTGGACGGCACGGTAAGCCGCTATGAGGTAGTGTGCGGTGAGCGTCGCTACCGGGCCTTCCTCCTCAATCAGAAAATCCGCGTAAAAGTCCCCTCTACCATCCCCTGCATTGTCAGGGAACTCACCGACGATGAGGCCTTCGATGCGATGATCACCGAGAACCTGCAAAGGAAGGACGTTGACCCCACCGAGGAGGCCTTTGCCTTCGGCGAGTTGGCCAAGCGTGGCCAGACCACCGAGGAAATCGCCCTGCGCTTCGGCAAGTCCACCCGCTTCGTGCTTGACCGCATTAAACTGAACTCACTCATCCCTGAGTTGGCCTTGAAACTCAAGGACGGCGTGATGTCAATCGGTGCGGCTTTGGTCATCTGCAAACTTGATGAAGATATGCAGAAGGAGTTCTACAACCGCTACAAGAACGACGCAAGCATCTCAAAGTTCAGCGCAGAGCGTTACTGCAACAACATCTTCGGCTACATCAGCAGCAGCGAATGGGTGAAGGGACACCGCCCGAAATTCGAAGGCGGCTGCGGCCGTCAGTGTTCCGGGTGTGAGTTCAACACCAAGAACGCTGGTTGCCTGTTCTACGAGATGAAATGCGATGACAAGACAGCCAAGTGCACCAACCGAGAGAAGTTTAAGGAGAAGACGCGCCACTACCTCATGAGCATCATTGATGCCAAGGCCAAGCAGATAGTCAAAGCCGGTGGCACCCTTGAGTTCGGCAAGATTGCCATTGTTAAGAGCACAAGCAATTATACCAAATACCCCAGCGATGTTGACGCGCTGTGCGCCATGTGCCGTGAACGCGGATACGAGGTATTTAACCGAGAGGATGTCTTTGACTCCTACTCCTGGTATAATGAGGATGACGAGCGGCTAAAAGAAAAGCTCGCCAATCATGAGGTTTACCAGTGCTTTGTCATCAGCACCTACTATGATGGCGTTAAT